CCATTCTTGCCAATTGCCAAAATCTTCCTTCTTCTCTCCTGATTCAAAGGAAAAAGGTGCTGGTATCTCGTTTCTGGCAAAAACACCTGTCCCTGCTACTGTAGAGGCCCAATCCTGCCATTTATCTGCATCTTCAAGTATTGGAAGATACTCATCAGGATAATCATGCACTAAATTAGCTGCCCAATCTTTTATATTGATATATTCAGGCCATACTATCATCAGTTACCATCCCCACTTGCCATAAGCAGCATAATATTACCCATCCTAAAATCATGTTCAGAAGAAAAGGTTAAAGATATAGCTCTACCCTGCTCCCTAGTATCTATCCTTTCAGTTTCGCCTGTAAAAGTAATAGGATCAGAGGTAGTTAAAGAGCTTTGCGCATATCTTTTACTATTTATCCTAACCTGAAGCTCCAGAGCTTTATCATTCATAACAAAATCAGGTTCTATACGTCTTAGTTCTAAGAACCGATCAATACCATTCATTGGATTTTGCGCATTAAATGCAGCTTGTGAAATAAACGGCGTAGTAACTGAAGACATAATCGGAGCATTTATCTCCTCGCCTGCAATTTCTTTCTCTCCTACTTCATGCCTCCAGAGATATTTATTCAAGTTATCACCTTGAAAGCTATAGCCATAAGTTGCCATAAAGCCAAAATCACCTGAGAATATGCCGCAATCTCTGCTTATTGCAGTGTCATACCAAGAGTTCTCACGCTTGTTGTAGATCAATGCTCGGGTATTTTTGACGTTATGCTCGTCTTGTCCTTTTTCAGGATAAAACCACCATATTTCTCCAAAGCGTGGATTTATGACGCTAAAAACTAGCTGGCGATTCTTCATGTCCAGATTATCAAAGAAGTAATTGATCGAAGCGGTATTGACCATTTCCTGGACAACGCCGTTATAAACAAAGAATCTATCAGTTCCTATCCAGAAAAATAAGCCATCATATTCGGCAACTGCTCTAGATGATAAAACAGACGAACTATTTGATATAACATCACGCTGCAATTCAACCTGCTCTCCCTCTGATGTATTTGTAAGCCTGACTACTTTCGATAATGTCCAAAATAATAGTGATGGTGAATTAGAACCACCCCGAATGGGCGCTGCATATATTACTTTGTCATTTGAAATAGTTTGACTACCCGCTCCATCTTGTTCTCTAAAGTTAAGTGGATTACCGGCCTTACTATATTGCACATAGCCATTCTCACCATACAAGAATAAATGCGGCGCAGCATAACACATACCGCCGCTTACCTGATTATTAAAACTAGCTTGATTTACTTCTGCAATAGTATTATTAGAGATATTTAGCTGATATAGCTTACATTTAGCAGTTTGAGCTATATTCTGCGCATTATAGGTCTCAAGGAACAATATCTTTTTAACATCATCGTCTACCACAACGACTGATTGAAACAATCTAGCAGAACTTGGTGCAAAGCTTTTAATCTCAGTGATCTCAGACTTGTTAGTAAAATCTTGAGTTATTGTAAATGTAAATATTTTCTGTTCCGAGGCTAAATAGACATTAATTCTATTTGCATCATTATTAGGAAGCAATGTAATAGCTTTTACTTTTTCAAAATTATAGATTCCTAATCTACCAGGACTAATAACTCCGCCTATTTTCTGAACCTTACCTTCATTAAACCTAATCCACTGACCATCATTACAATATTCAGGTTGGAAGGATGATCCATCTCTATTAAGACCAGCTTTGTAGGTAAGGGGAAACATATAATCTGCCATTATTCCTTATCCCTATCTGAAGTTCTATCGGTATAACGCTGAGTAGTATCCTCGTTAATATTATCAAGACTATTTCTGTATAAAGCTTCAAATGGACCAATTCTCTCATCATCCTTTAAAAATGATAAAGCTTCTAACATGCAGGCATAAAATAATAACCTTGGATATCTTCTAGTTAAAAAGTTCTCGCTGTTTTCTGTATTAAATAGAGGCACACCCAAATATATCATGCTATATTTGTAATCTTTATCAGAACTAGGACTTATAAATATTTTATCATAGGCATTATAATCAGCATAAAATTCTGGGATGGAAGTTTCTGTCTGATTGGGCCAATAAGTTTTACAGAATTCATAACTTCTAGGAAATAAAAACTTAGAAAATGTTTGATCTTCGCTAGATATTCTAAAACTTATGGTTTGCCGCCAATTTGCAGGCTTATCTATAGAAGTTGCATTCTCTAGAACATCACCAGTGATAATAACTTCAAAACCAATATTTTTAGCCTCACTGTAAATACGATTTATACCTTGCTCAATGAAGTTTGGGATTTGAGCATTAAATGCAGCATCTTTGCGGTTAGCGTAAGATTTTATTTGCTCAGTTAATGTTGTATAGTTCATTGCTGGTCTCCCTCACTATTTAAACCTGTAGAGACCAATAGATTTTTAGGCAAACGTTCCAAAAATGCATTAATACTTTCTGCATTCTTTGGTCTAGTTAATAACTCTTTAGCAAACTGCGGCTCTACCAAGGCTCTTCCTACTAAATTTCTAATATTTGTATCTTGAATTGCTTTTGCCCTATTTCTTACTTGTGAAATAGGCTTACCAAGAACTGGCACACCTTCAACTAAATTCATAAAATCTGCTCCTTTTGGAAGTGATGTTAATTCAAGTAATGTTAGCTGACTTTGTGTATTTGAACCAGCCGCTCTACCCATCGTTGCCACCATGTTGCGTTTTTTAAGCAAATCCCTCACATGTTCTAAAAGCTCTACTTGCTCTTTTTCAAAGATTAGATCAAGCTTTGGCTTGTATTTAGATAGTGCATTATTTAGTTTGTTATAAGATAAATTATGCTCTAATGACTTACCAGAAGCAGCATTTATAGCAGATGTTTCACTGCTCTTTAAAAGTTTATCTATGATAGAACTACGCAGAGAATTTACAACTTGAGGATTACCTTCAATTTGCTTCATCAAAGCTTTTACGTCATTTAAACTGCTGCCTAAAATTTTACTTGGTATTTTTTCTGGCGATAATATGAAATTATTAGAATATTTATCTTTTTCTACAAATTTCTTAAGCAAATTCTGATCCTCAATAGCAGATACAGGAATAGATAAATCCTTGTATGCTTCTCGTGCTATTCTCTCTTCTGGAATATGCGACATATCATCGAGTATAGATTGTTCTACATCTTTTAATATTCTACGGCTACTCTCGCCTTTAACCTCGGATAATCTGTCAGTAATAGCTTTGCGCTTATTTACAGCTTGTACAGGCAAGATTTCAGCTTCTTTACCTAGTGTATCAGTAATATATTTGATATTATTCTTAATATCACCTTCAGCATAGCGAGATTCATTTTTTAAATATTCGCGTGTTTGAGGTAAAGTAATTTTGTCAGTTAAGCTTTCCACCCGATCATATAAAGGTTTAGTAGTGTCTGATCTTACTTTTTTGGCTTTCTCTAAATTAGCATATAGATTATTTCTAATAGTTTCGCCGATTATCTCATCATTTAAACCAGCCTTAGAAGCAATATCAGTAATATTCTGACGTATGATGCTATCATTTAGTGCATTACGCTGGTGCATGTCAGGCAATGATGGACTCTCGGTTCTTGCTCTGTGGCTAAGCCCTGAATTCTCTGCTAGCTCTACTGTTGTAGGGCGTGCTCCAATAGGTGAAGTATAATCTAGCCTGCCGACTACTTCTGGAATATTACCCTCGCCTATATCCTTACGTAATATATTAGCAGCTTCATCTTTTACTATATTATCTCTGCCTTTTTGCGTAAAATTAGAGAATATATTCTTGCCTCTAGTAAGAGAAGAAGGAACGATAGCACTGGCTCCAAGATCAGCAACTAATGGATCTACTCCCATTTCTTGCACGACGCCGCTAGCTCCGCCAATTCCAGCACCTAATCCTGCCTGTTTAGCAACATCCAGCCCTTTTAACGCAAGGTTACCTTTAGAAGCAAGTCCAAATGGACCAAACCCTCCAGCAAACTCTGCGCCGTGGCTCGCTATTCTTTGACCTTCTCCTATAGGGTGAGGCTCTAAATCAAGGCCTGATTTGTCTTCTAGATACCTTTGTATCTCTTGTGAGTTAGGCATCCGACTATCAAGCATTTGCCTATCTTGCGGGCTTAAATTGCTTTTAAACTTATCAATAATCTCTTGCGTCTCTGGCGTTGCTTGTGGCTGAGTTTGAAAGTTGCCAAATACTCCAGCAAGTCCTGTTAAGCCTTTTAAAGCAGATTTACCAATTAATGCTGGCCAAGAATCACCTTGTTTTGCTTCTAGTACAGCTTTAGAGTTTACCTCACCCAGACCATACCCACCAAATCTAGCAAACTCATCTTGCTGAGTATCTCTACCATCAAGTGCATATCCACCAAATTTACTAAACTCGTCCATAACATTACTCTACAATAGTATAGCCAGATGTAGTAACAGCAGAACGAGGAATCATGCCCCGCTTTCCAGATGGTGCTATTACTTCCACCATATCACCACTAGCGGCATCAATTCCCTGATCTATATAGCTCTTTCTTAAATTCTCGATGATTTTCAAGTTAGTTGCAGGGTCATATTTGCTGCTGATTGATGGTGTATGTTTAAATTCAGCTTCGTTTCTATACCCGAGCTTATTAAACAGCGCACCTTTGATAGAATCCTCATATTGCTTCAAAGATGCTTGCGAACTATCAGGCAAAGATAAAGGCGACATTGATTGCAATCTACCTATTTGTGATTTTTGCCCTTCTGGGTCTTTTAAAAACCTTTCTGCTTCATCAAGTATTTTAGCTAGTGCCATAGTTTTTTCTGCATCAGTTCCTCCATGAGCTCCTTTACCGGCAGAGCCAGCAGCAGTAAGCTTTGCTTGGTTATTTGCATTGATTAAATCATGGTAACGTTTGACCTCGGATAAGTTATCCTCAGCCATTTTATGCCTCCAAGCTTGCTCTTCGGCTTTTGATAAAGCTTCTCTTTGTTTATCCTGATAGCTAAGTATCTGATTAGCAAGAGCATTATTATCAGCTTCGTAATTTGCTTCTGCTGTATCATATTCAAGCATGGCAGGAATAGCTGCCCTACTTGCTGCGCCAAAATTAGCAAAGAAGCCTTTTTGCTTTGGAGTCTGGGATATATTAGCTGCAAAATTAAGCAAGCCTCTACGAAGCGCCTTATCCTGTTGCTTGTCAGTCATTCCCAGAGACTCTCTAGCAGTTTCTATTGCACGCCTTATTCCTGAATCAAAAGGATTAGAATCATTACTTATTTGGCTGTTTGGTACCTGCCCTTCAGCGAC